TGCAATTTTACATAAGGAACCCGGTCGAACCGGTCCTGTAAAGTATAGCCCCTTTACAGAGTTATTTTGTCAGGTTAAACTCCTGAGATCGGTGGGGTACGGGGGGGGTGCCTACGCCCCACGGCACGAAAGAGTGCCGTCCTTGCCCGTGTCACCGCTCACCCGGCCCCTGAGCGCAAGGCTCAGAGGTCGGATGAGGCGGCGGCAGCCAGACGCGCATCGTCGAGGAATTCGCCGATGCGACTGGAGCGAACGAGGGTTTCGAGCTGCCGAACGTCACCCATGCTCCATCCGTAGTGGTGGTCATAATAGACCGCGAGGTCAAGAGTCGATACGGATACGTCGACCCCTTGCAAGTAATACTTGTACTGGCTCCTTTCAATAATGGAAACGCCAGTGCCAAGCTCCCGGTGTAACATATCACCGAGGGCGCGCATAATAGGACAAATCTTGCCATATTCAAGCATCACATCGCCAATACCTCTAAGCCAGGCTGCCCTCTTGGCCGGCGACCGCTGCTTGTCATCCCAACAAATTTTAGCTAGGATCTTGCCCAGCTTGGGAAACAAACAGTACGCCTCACCAACAGGATGAAACCTGCCGCTACAGAATTCGACGTCAAGAGGATCAGTAGTCATCTTCACCTCAATCTCCATACCAAAGTCAGCGTACGCTCTGACAATGCCGGCGATACCTCCGATGCGTCGAACTTCGGAGTCAACAGTGATAGTCACACTATCATCACCGCAGATAATGGTAATCCAGCGGCGGCCCACACCATGTATAGACATCTTCATGGCAGCATTGACGGCTGAGTCACCCAAAGACGTGTCTGGCCAGCCGGATTGCATAGTGTATGGGACCCTGTATTTGGTCCCAAGAGCACTCGAACCCCTGCTAACCTTGCGCTTGAGCAATGCAGCTATCTTGCGTGGCAAGAAGGTGCGGTAGAGCCTATCAAGATAGTGGAAGGGACCAGCCAGGAGATGTAAATCAAACCTGGACTGGTCATCCTCAATGAACACGACCCGCTCGCCCTGTTGAAGCGTACTAGTGATCGTGGCTATCGCGCGCGAGAAACAGCAACCTATTTCAAACGCGTTCATACCGCAGGTATAATATATCTGCCTGCCCGGTAGAATACCATCATAGTCTTTTGGTGGCATGATGCCCTTTTTAAATTTTTTGACCCAGGGTCGTAAATACGGCCCCACGCGTGCACTGAGTTCAGGCGGGCACCCTTGGATCCATCTAGGGTCCTTATACTCAGCGCAGCTAATATCTTTGGCGACGATCTCCCGCTTAATGAATGACTTAGCATTAAGTGCGGGCATATCATGGTTGTCGGCTGCTATTTGTAGCAGCATGTCCCTCCTTGCGGGCACAAAAGTGTTGCACCATTCAACATAAGGCATGGGCTTGTACTGAAAACCTATGCCTAGGAGCCTGAAATGGTCAACAATACCTCGCGTAATGTTGACCCAGTTCTGTTTTATGCGCCGGGTCTCCTGTGGGTTGCTATGGGCTGGCAACAACTTGCCGACCCTGCCATTAAGTGACAAGGCTTCATTGTGACTGCAAGGCCTAAAGACGGTGCCACAAAAGCCAGCGATCCCCCAGAACCCCATAGTTCCCAAGCCGGGCTCACATTTCTGCTCTCCAAACCGTACTTTGAATTCAGGCTGCGTAGGCAGCTGTTTGACTTTGTGTTCGTCAAGACAAACATCCCCAACAATAGGAAGCGCGTCATCAACGCTCCAGTCGAGGCACTTCTTGACGGCCAGGCTGCTGCACACGATGAAAGCTGCCGCTCCAGGAGAGAGGGTTAGGACGGGTAGCCCGTATTTCCTACAAGCTGCCACAATGCCGAAGTTGTAAAGCCCATGTGCGAACACGCCAGTCAGATAAGGTTGAGTAGCGAAGAGAGAGTGGATAAAAATGCGGTACACGACCTGGTGTATGTTGTCGGGCGTACCCCTAAGCACAGTAAGCTGTGACTCAAAGACGCCAAACATGGCCCCAGCCGCCGCCTTGGACTTAAAGTCCCCTTTCCCCTCACAAAAGTAGCGCGCAACAAACCGCTTGAATGCCTCCTCCCAAATGGGTGCAACAATGCTGGAGACAAACACTGTGGGAATGCTAGTTGCAAGCCACGACCCAACATTCTCCTTGTACCAGCCGCCTGCAGACTCAGCGACAACACTGCCGATTTCTTCAGCGACGGACACTAGGGACAGTAACTTGGGTCGCCCAGGGTTAAAGGCCAGGAACCTAGCCGGTCCATACCGCACGGCGTTGACTATGAGGCGTACTGCAAACCCAAAGACCGAAACCTTATACAGCACAATGATGCCAAAGACGACACAAACGACCGTCCTGCCACTGCGCTGGAACTCATCGAGAGTAAATCTCGGCTCGGTGGCGGCATGGGTCTCCCTAGCCAGAACGTGTGCAGCATCACTGGACTTAAAGGGCAAATGGATCTTGAATGGTGAACAAATCCATTGCCACATCTTGACAGCAAGGGGTGCGTCAAAAACACGTGCTGCTCGACTATTCGACTGCTGCATGCGTCTAGTTAGAACATCACTCATCGCTCTAGTGTATATGAGTTCCAACTCTTGGGCAATCTCAGGCATGACAGTATGTACGTCATCCTTTCTAACAATAGACGCAAGAGAGCGCATGATGGTAGCACGAACGATCACATCTGTGGGGTCCTTGGTGAGCATGCTCGTGACTGCCTTGCAGTACAGGTTCTGGTAGTGTTTCGTGTACTGCACCACATTGTCTGCGGGAGGGGCCTCAGGGGGATCTCCAGGTATGTCGGCTGCCGGTTCAGCAGGCAGTGGGGGAGGGGGTGGTGGCAGGGCAGGTGGCAGTGGAGGCGGATCATGCCCGGGAAGTGGTGGCAATGGTGGAGGAACGCCTGGAAGTGGGTCGTTTGGGTCAGGTGCGTCGCCGTCCTCCAACGGTGGCAGATCATCATCGATCGGCACATCATCATCGCTAACGTGTTTTTCGTCATCAGACGACTCGTACCCACTGCCCCCGTCCCCTTCGTCCCCTTCACCGTCGCCCTCATCACCCTCGTCGCCTTCGTCATCATCGCTGCTGGGCGCATCGGCAGCACCGGCCGCTTCATCTTGCTGCCTCTCCTTTACTTCAGCCAGCTTGAGGAGAATCTGGACAAGCTGCGACGCACTAGCATTCGGATACTGGCGTCTGCTAGCGGCAAACAGCCGGGGAGGCAACTTGGCGAGAACATGGTTTGCCCTTTCCTCAGAGAACAAGCACTCGTCCGAAGACGGTATGAAGCTAAGCTTGTTCCCTTTTGGTCGGGGCGCATCATCCTCTGCCATTTGCTCTTTCGCAAGCTGGATGCGTTGATGTGACGTCAGGCCCTTGTCCTCAGGGGTGAACCTGGCCTTGTGTGCATGATCGGCATTTGGGAATGGACAATTGGCGAGCAGGACGGGCTGCCCTGCTTTGCTGCACAACTTCCACTTGCCTTTCGCTGCTAGATGTGCAATGCGCTGTTGTGCTCCTGGTTTTGCGGGCGGCCCACCCTTCCTCTCCTCTTGAAAGAAATGATGATGGGTAGGCCGCCCGCAGTTCGGGGCACCGCACAAATCGAAAGGGCCATCGCCTTTCGTATGGCTTCCTGCGCAGCCAACAGCTAATTTGCCATCACCAGGGTCAACGCGCGTTGCTTCCTTGTTGCACAGCTTGTTGAACTCCCTCTCAGCCTTGGCAGCAGCGCCATGCTCCTCGCAATGCCAATGCTTGCCCCCAACAGGTGGTCTGGTGCACCCGGGCTCTATACAGCGGTCAACGACGACCTTGGGCTTGGCCACGTTTTCTAGGCCTTCAAGAGCACATGCAATCTGTTCAACACTAGCTCCGGCAGTTGTGACGGCATCAGAAAAGGTTGTCTCGAGGTCATACTTGCGGAGGACGATGCCGTCGAGTTCGAGAGCCTTTTCGTTGAGTTTGTGGAGTGCAGCCCTGATGACGCCAATTCGTGAACTAAGTTCAGGCGGCATCAGGGCCACGCTCGCTACGTGCTCAATCGGCTCATCACCGGGTCCATCGCCTGCATGATGTGTACCGGTGGCCCCAACCTTGAGTTTGCCGTCACCAGGATCCTTTCTGCCCATGTGCATTTGGACAGCAGGCCTAACAACCTCCTCGTACGTGTCATCTTCGCAACCGCACTCAGTACAGACGCCCTCCTGATTGTAGAAGCAAGCAAAACCCCGGATTGCCGAACACCGCTTGGGTCTCCGCTTCCTAGGTTGCTCCTCCTCCTTGACGTCCACGCCGTCGCTGCTGAAAACAGGATGACAATATTGGCTAATGATAGTCAATGCTTCAATAGTGGTGACGTCATACACACTGCCAGCCTTAGGCAAAGGTTTAGCAAGACAGTAAGAGTTGGCACGCTTAAAGTAGTCAACCCAATCAACCAAGCGAAAACTGCCCGGAGGGTTGAACTTAGACGGCCTACCAGCTGACCTGTCCATGAGGTACGTAAAGAACTCCTCACGAGTGTACTGACGATTGTTCCTGCGTGTCAAGCCGGAGTTGACATCGGGCGGCATGGCTATGACGAACAACGTACCACCCTTATTGGAAGCAGGGGTGGTGGTCCCACTATAGATAAATGTCAGAGTTGGGGGATTGGTCGGCGTACCAGTACCATCGTAAGCATAAAAAGCATTGATGGCAGACGTGTTGTTGCCGGTGTTTCCTGAATTAGCCGGAGAGAGAAATTGGCTTTGGTCCTGATCTGACATAGCATTAACAAGCCCAAGCCCGCCAGAAGGATTGACTGTAACGTACGATATATTGCTGGTAGTAGTGCCAGAAATGTGAAACAGCAGGTAGAAACACCCCACCGTGCTGGAGTTGAGAGGAAACACCAGTTGCGTACGCGTCGAATCAACAACAAGGCCCAAGCTGTTAATTCGTGGCTGCTCGACCTCAGGAGTGTCGTCGACGGGTGTCAGAGGGGCTGCAAGGTCCAAACCCTTCATGTCCATCATCATCATAAGCCCACCATCTCCCTCAAGCCGCTGCTTATACAGTCTTACCTTATAGGTCACGAATAGCTGGCCAGCCTCGTCATAATCATTGACTGCTCCAGTAGTGGCAATGAAGGCATGGCCTCGCCTGTACGTCTGCAGGTCGCTAGCCTGTTGGCCTGGAACAAGAACCTTGAGGATAGGAAACTGGGTCTGCCCAACGGCACATTCGACCCCCATAGCCAGATTGGAACTGAGCTTGCAAGACGAGGACATGTATGAGTTGAGCATTTCCGACTCGTTGGTAGGCATAGGCAGCGACGTGTCGTAAACCACGGTCATGAGAACCCTGCCGATACCTTGAGTTGGTGCAACAACAGTATCGGCCGAGTTGGTCTTGTAAATGAAGACCATACCCATCAACTCCCACTGCTGGAAGTTGCGTGCGATTCTACTGGCCCAAGGAAACGTGAGGGCCGACGATATGTCGATTGGAACCATAGTGCCGCCAAATGTAGTACGCCCAGGTATGGCAAACAAGAACTCATGAAATTCAAAATCAGAGTACGAAGAGTTCCCACCGGCCATAACTGGCATACTAGAGCTGGCGACAAGGGCATTCGTGTTGATGCTTTCAATACCGGGGGCGGCAACCTCATAGTCGCCACTGCCGAATATGCGCGACAAGAACTCATGCATCTTGCCACCAATCCAGGCTCCGGCCTTAGCACCAAGCCCCTTGCCTAGTTCGTAG